CAGGACATAACAATGCGGCTTGCACAAATACGGGCGGCGCCTTGAGCACGGCACCGAACGCACCCCAGCTGCGTTTTAATTCTGGGTTGACGGCAACCCCGAGTTCGGCAGCCCTCAATATAAGTGGCGCTACCCCTTCTGTATCGATTGGGAATAGTAATGTAGTTCCATTTCCATTAGCGGCAGGGCATTCATATACGCGACTTGGGGCAATGGTCGCCGTCTTTCCTAGAGACGATAGCGATACCTCGGTCCAATCCTGGGAGAGGCATAAACTTTGTTTCGCCGGCCTCCCATTTAGAGTCCCCATTTTAATATGGGGGGGCGTTGCTCCATTTCACGCATCTGTGTCCGGCCCCGCCGGTTTGACGGTAGGCGCCGATCTCCCTGTCGATTGGGAGACAAATGGCCCCGGCAATTATCTGATGTTAATGGAGGACTCCCCGTCCCTTGGGACCGCTGTCATAACGTTAACAATTACAGATCAATTGGGGGACATATTATCTATAAGTTGGAGCCGCCTCTGCGCCTCTTCCAACGACACGACCAAAGGCCGGTTTTACGATTCTCTAAATGGATCTAATTCAAATCCAGGCACCTATGCACAGCCATACAAAGATGATTTAAGTCTTGTTTATGGCACTACATCCGGATCTACAACCTTTCAGGGCCACGTGGTATTTATAAACCGCGGTACTACGTATGTCATGCCCACTCATTCCGATTTAGCTGCACATAGATTTCAGTTCGACAACACTAAAAGGCCGGTCGTCCAATACTCATTACCCCTATCTGGCAGCGTACAAAATAATGCGAAATTAAGCTGGGCCAATACGCAAATATATTTTGGAAACCAATCCGGCGCATGTTTCGGTGAGTTGGATTGGGATGGCGGTGTAAGCAGCCTGAATAACTACACCAATTTTTTGGTCGGCGACGGCCAGGACAGGATGTTGTTCTACAACTTTAACATCACCAATCCTACGAATGGATCTGTAGGCGACGACAATACGACCGCTGTAGGCGCTGCTAGCGGTTCCACATCCAATGACGCGACCAATAATCACTATATCGGTTGGCGAAATGTGTGGGAATCCGGTCGATTGAGCGCATCTAATGCATGCGGTCTCTGGGATTGGTATGGATGCAATTATTTCGTAGCAGATTTTTGTGGCACCGCCGACGGCTATGCTACTCCGGCTATGAATTTCAAAGATTCTTGCCAGCACGTTAGCAGCCGTTACTGCAAATTGCGCAATGCAGGCTCAGGCAATTACGCCATCGATTTATTGGGCGTATCTCAAAACGGCGGAACTAACGGAAACGTTGAGTTTGTTTATTTCCGCGCTGACGCACATGCCGGAGCAGGTCAAGCAGTGCGTTTTAATGCATTTGCAGACCCCGCCATGGGTCCCGTCCATTTGAAGCGATGCACCCTTACCGGCGTGGTGGATATACGGCTTCCAAACACGTCGACAGGTCCTTATTTAGTGGAAAACTGCACCATTCAAACCAGCACCACGCCGCGCGTAACGAGCGGCTCGAACATAACCAATTCCGGCACGGAAACACAGGGCAGCAGCGGAATTATTGATGCAAACATGCAATTAATTAGCGGCACAAATCTCGGTCGGCGGGGGCATCAAATAGCATGAGTAGCTTTGCTTTTGATTTTTGTTCAACCACAAACTTTGTTACACATAATAGCAACGCCACCCCTGTAACTGAGGCCGACGTATACCCAACAACAAGAACGGTGAATGGTGTTTCTTTAACATTCGGCTGGGTCGCGGCACCTACGGGTCAATCGAGGGATAGAGATAATACGGCAGACCCGCGGCTTGCCAGCTGTGTTTTTGGTGGCAGCGGAAGCGGTGGTATCAATCCCTCATTTCGGGTTGACTTGCCCACATCCGGCAGCTGGAATCTTAATTTGGCGCTAGGGGATATTCAGAACGACCGCGATAACCAGTGTGTGGTGAAGGACAACACAACCACGCTTGCCACTATATCCGGATCAACCACTAGCCCCGCTTCAAATTTTGTCGATGCCGCGGGTACTCTACGCACCACTGCGACCTGGGTTTCTTCTAATTCGGCACGAAGCCTAACCTTTGCATCGACCACTTGTTTTTTGAATTCCAGTACAAATGGTGGCGCCAGCAATATTGGTTCCATTGCACATGCTCTATTTACATCCGTTGCTTCAGGCTCACCATTAACGCGCATACGCGGAGCCGATGGCGGTATGCAATCACTGTCTGGCGGCATGAATTCTTAGGTATACGATTCAAAACCAAAGCCCCTTCATTGGGGCTTTTTTATGGGTGAAATATGGCAAAACTAGCGATCAAGCCTGGAAGCACCAGTGTGTCTGTCGATATTTTTATCGCAGACTCATCGGTTACAACGGGCGCCGGAAAAACCGGGCTTGCTTTCAATACCGCAAGCCTGACGGCTTATTATAAGCGTAATGGGAATACGGCTTCTGTTGCCATTACGCTCGCGACATTGGCTGCAATCACCACGGCGTGGTCAAGCGGTGGATTCATTGAAGTCGATGCCACAAACATGCCGGGCCTTTATCGCCTCGATATCCCGGATGCCGCCTTAAACACAGGCGTTAAATCCGTTGTTATCCTGCTGAAAGGCGCGGCCAATATGGTGCCTTGCGTGCTGGAAATCGATTTGTCCAATGACACCAACCTTGTCGGCATCCTGGGCACTGTTGTATCGACACCTGCAACGGCCGGCATCCTCGATGTCAACGTCAAGAAATTAAACAATACCACGCTCAACGGCAATGGTTCGAGCACACCGTGGGGTCCGTAAGTTAGCCCACAGCAGGAGCTAACGTATGGCCATAACATTTACCAATTGGGCGGCGGGGGCTTTAACACCGAGTAACTGGGCAACAAATGCCTGGAACTCCAACATCTCTATCGCGCCTGCCGCGGCGAGCATGGTGGAAACCGGTGCTACGCCTGGTAGCTCTGGCGGCGCCAGTTTTGTTAACTGGGCACCCGGCTCTTTATCTGTTGTCAATTGGTCCACGAATGCGTGGAATACGAGTTATGGCGTAGGGGCTATTGGTTCGGTCTGGAAGGCTGGATCGTGGGTCAACGGCAGCTGGGTTGCGAATTCCTGGGCTAATGCAACACTGTCTTTTGCACCGTCTGCCGCGAGTATGGTCGAGACGGGCGCCACTCCGTCTGTTCTTGCAACGACATATACGTGGTATGCGCTGCCGGCACCTGGAGCTTACGACAGCAACTCATTAATTTATGGCCAGACATTTCCGACCGGATCATTGATCCGTGAGGTCACGGCACCTGCCCACATTATTTCCACCAATTACGCTGTTGGCCCTCTTGCCAATGACGTTAACGATTATATGGTGGCTCAGCCACTGTATACCGGTGCGGATTCCGGTGTTTACGAGATAAAAACACCGGCCGGCGCAACCAGCCAATATACCTCCACATTCAATATAGGAGCAATAAACACAACGGTCTCGCCGTCCGCTGCGTCGATGACGGAGACTGGCGGCACTCCTGGTGTCGCAATCGGTATTCCACCGCTGACTCCCGCCGCGGCGAGCATGACGGAAACGGGAGCCACTCCGAACGTTATTGCAACATCGGCATTTGTTGCTTCGCCGGCTCCTGCTTCGATGCGGGAAACCGGAGCGACTCCCGCTGTAGCTGTTTCTCAGGCGGGCTACAGCACTGGGCCTGCGGTGTTATCCGGTGCGCGCTCCATGTCGGATGATGCCGACTACGCATTGCTGGCAGCCAATGATCTGCGCCAATTTATTCAGCAGGTTCCCGGCAGCGGTCCGATTCGCGGCGTTTGGGTCTACAAAGACCTTGTTTATGTGTTCCGCGATAACGTAGGCGCGACGGCTGGGCTGATGTATGTTGAAAGTGCATCGGGCTGGACGTTGGTCACAATGCCTTACGAACTCCAGTTCGTAAGTTCTGGTACGACACCGCCTGCCTGGACTGTCGGCACCGTTATCACGAACTGTACTGCTACAGCCACCATCGCAGCGATTCTTGTTCGCACGGGTTCATGGGCTGGCAGTAATGCCGTTGGCTCCCTCGTTCTCTCGGCACAGACCGGCACATTCACCAACGGCGATCCTATAAAAATTGGCGCCACGCAATATGCTACGGCAACGTCTACGAGTTCAGCACGGCTTGTTCGCTTGCCCGGCGGCCGCATGGAGTTTGAAAACTATAACTTCACTGGGAGTACGGCAACAAAACGGATGTATGGTGTTGATGGCGTAAATCCGGGCTTCGAGTTCGATGGCGTCACCTACGTGCCGATTCGTACCGGCATGGTGCAGGACTCGCCGAGCCATTTGTGTTGTCACGCTAACTGCTTGTTTTATTCCTTCCTCGGCAGCGTGCAATTCAGCGGACCCGGAACACCTTACGTTTGGACCGTTGTATTGGGGGCGGGTGAGATTGCCGTTGGCGATGATGTTACCGGACTGCTCACGACAGGCGGTGCGCAAAACGCTACGACCTCTGCGGCTTCAGCGCTGGCGATCTTCACCATCGGTCGAGCACATACACTGTACGGCAGTTCACCGGCCACGTTTGCGCTGGCGAGCACAAAAGCCGAACTCGGTTATTCCGCCTTCACGTGTCGACTGGTGAGTAACAACGTCTACGGGATAACGTCTCGCGGCATTCAAAGCCTGCTCGCAACACAGAACTACGGAAACTTTCAATACACGTCTGTCAGCCATCTGATTCAGCCATTCATGGATCTGAAGCGTGGACTGGAAATATCAAGTACAACCCTGTTTAAGAAAAATCAGTACCGCGTCTTTTTCTCCGATGGCTCTGCAATTGTGGTGGGTCTGACGGGTGACACTATCAGTGGATTGATGCCATTAAATTATGGCAAAGCGGTGAGATGTATTTGCACAGCCAATTTATCCACGGGCGCTGAGGTCACTTATTTCGGCTCCGATGACGGTTACGTCTATCGCGACAATATCGGAACTTCTTTCGATGGTAGCTCGATTGAGTCGTGGCTGAGATCTCAGTTTAACCACGAAAAATCCCCGCGGGTCAGAAAGACCTATAAGCGCGGCGTCCTCGAGGTCAAGGTAGACCGTTATTGCGAGGTCAATATCAGTTATGACCTGGGCTATGGAAATCCCGACGTCCTGCCTTCGGCGCAACAATCGGATAGCGCTTTAAAAGGCCCCGGCGGTTATTGGGATTCCGTGGTGTGGGATAACTTCACGTGGGATACGCAAAGCGTTCTCGATCCGCAAATTGATTTGAAAGGCACCGAGAAAAACGTCTCCATTCTGTTCTACAGCAATCGCGCACAAGACCTCTCTCACACGTTAGAGGGACTCAACATTATGTATATCCCGCGGCGCGTACAGCGTTAGGAATCGCATGAGCAATCCCTTCTACACATACACATCGGGCCAACCTCCGAGCCAGCAGCGCGCCTTGTCGGCTTCGATTCGCGCGGAATACACGGCAATCAGTTCTGGGTTCGATGCCGTACAGACTGCCATTCTTGCCGTGGCAAGCGGTGGCCTGACGGGACTATTACCCAGCCAGACTTCGAATGCTGGACGTCCGTTAATCACCAACGGCACGTCGGCATTGTGGAGCCAGGCTGCTTATTTTGATCCCGTCACGAATAAAGTAGGCGTTGGCACAACTTCACCAACTTCGCGCCTAACCGTTTCCGAAAACACAGCCAATCTACCGACACCGCCGGCTTCAACGGTTGCTCATGCGGCGGCCGCTGATGGATTAACGACGCGCTCTGTTTTGGATGGCTCTGGCGCCGGCACAAGCTTTACTGGTCGCGCCAGTGGCGGAACGATAGCGACACCCTCGGCGCTCACAACTGGCTCTTCGATTGCAAGCCTTACAGCCTTTGGCTTTGGCGCAACGTCTTATTCGTCCAGTCATGGCGGCCTGATTGGATTCTTTGCCGCTCAGAATTGGACGGATTCATCGCGCGGCATGTATGCCGATATATTCGTTACGCAAAACGGCACGGCAACACCTGCCCGAGCGGCGCGTTTCGATAATGACGGCGCTTTGCTGATCGGAACGACGGTAAACAACGGAGCGCAAAAGCTGCAAGTGGTGGGTGGTATTGGTGGAGACACCATTACTGCAACAACCTCGATTACCATTGCAGGTGCGCCGGCTGAAACGCTGGCGCATGCAACTGCGACGTTTGCAACTATTGCGAATCTTGGCGTAACGACCTCAACTGCAAATACGGCCCTCGCTAATGCGGCGACTGCTCAAGCCGCTGCAAGCGCTGCTCAGACAACGGCGAATACTGGCGTCACCAATGCCGCTACGGCCCAATCTACGGCTAATACAGCTGTTACGAATGCTGGTGTAGCGCAGACCTCAGCAAACAATGCGAGCACTGCGGCGGCGGCAGCACAAGCCACTGCAAATGCTGCCGCTGTCGATACCCTGGCCCTACACAAAGCCGGCAGTGAAACCATAACTGGCGTGAAAACCTTTCAGGCCGGATCGGAGCCTGTCGGGAAAAATATTCCGCGCATCTGGTGCATGTTCAACGGCACGTCTACAGGCACCAATGCGCCAACGGCAGGGTTTAACGTCACTTCGGTGACTCGAAATGGTGTCGGTGATTACACCATCAACTTCGCTGTCACGTTATCCAGCGCGAATTATGGGTGCTTTCCCTCAGTGGGATATTCTGCAAATCCTGGCTGCTGGGCAGTTATTGGCAGAAACGTTACGGCAACGCCGCTAACGACCAATTCAGCTCGCATTATTACCACGGTATCCGGCAGCAACGTTGATGCCGAAATCGTTTGTGTTGAAATCCTCGCCGCGTAAAAGGCTTAAAAATGGCCGGTATTATCAGTTCCACAATGACTCCAATCAATCCGCCACAGACCAATCCCTCTGCGGCGGCTGCATCGCAAGCAACGGACCCCACGGCCGTCACTCCAGCCACATCGACCCCTGCCGCACCGATTACAACGGCTACGGGTACTGCTAGCACCTACAATCCGACTAATACCGGACAGGCCACGCAATGGAATGTATCACCAGATCAGACCGTTCAAGGCCAGCTCGATAACATTCTGAACGGCAATAGCCCGATTATTCAGCAGGCACGCTCGAATGCCATGCAGACAGCGAACAATCGTGGGCTTTTAAACAGCTCGATGGCTGCAACGGCTGGTGAATCAGCGGCGATAAGTAACGCTTTGCCGATTGCAACCTCCGATTCTCAGACGATGGCGAAAGCTGCGGGTTATAACGCGGACGAAGCCAATCAATTCGCGGTTAAAAATGCGGATATTGCGAATACCGCTGGGCAATTCAATTCTCAACAGCAGCAAAACGCCAGTTTTCAGAACGCGGCGGCTGAAAATACGTCGAATCAGTTCAACGCCCAGCAACAGCAGCAGAATTCGCAATTCAATGCGGGTGCAACGAACACAGTTAATCAATTCAACGCCCAAAATGCGACTCAGAACGCACAATTTAACGTTTCTGAGGCCAATAAAATCCAAATCGAGAACATTGATGCTCAATATAAGGAGTTGATGCAGACCAGCGCATCGGCGTCTGATACCTACAAGCAGGTCATGTCGAATATACAGGCAATTTCGGCCAGTACCGACATGGATGCCAATGCAAAACAGGTCGCCACAGACAATCAGCTGGCATTGCTCAAAAATGCTCTGCAAGTCGAGGGGGCGCTGTCCAATATCAACATTGGAAGCCTTGTGGACTTTGGTTCCGGGACAACAAGCACAGGAAATCCGACATTGAATACGGGTTCACAAGCTTATATCCCACCCGATTTGTTTAACTTCAGGCTATGAAATTTCAAAAAGAAATCCTGTATATGGTCATGGAAGACATAGAGTATCTGCTGAAATTGCATTATCAGGAATTGACGCTGCATAAAGAGCATATTGCCCTAGACCCTGATTGGGAAAGATACGCAGATCTGGAGAGAGCAGGAAAGCTATTGATATTCACGGCTCGCGATGAAGAAAGACTCGTAGGCTATAGCGTGTTCTTTATCAACAACCATATTCACTACAAAAACAATCTATTCGCGGTTAATGACGTGCTTTTTCTCCATCCTGAATACAGAAAAAACTCATGTGGCCCTCGCTTGATTAAATTCTGCGATGAGGAAGTCTCGAAATTGGGAAAAGTAAAAATCACTTGGCATGTCAAGGTATCCCGCGACTTCAGGCCGATCTTGCACCGCCTGGGCTATGTCGATGAAGAAGTCATCTGTGGGAAAATGGCGGGGATTCAATAATGGGTGTTACAGCAGTTGCGGCCGTCGTTGGTATCGGGGCAAACGTCGCCCTTGGTGTTGCTGTGGAGACCATTGCGGCGGTAGCGATAACGGCTACGGTCGTTGGCATGGTGACAAAATCTCCGGTCTTGATGAAAATCGGCGCCGGACTTGGATTGGCATCGGCAGGAGCTGGGTTAATTGATGCTGGCTCTAGCGCAACGGCGGAGACTGCGGCAGCAACCTCAACAGCAGATTCCGGTGCAGCGGCTGCACCAACTGCCGCAACATCCGCAGC